ACCAGGCGGACGCCTGGCTCGCTCGTGAACACCGACCGCATCGGCTCGGGCATCTCGTGGGAAAAGTGCCACAGCTCGACCGGCAGCGTGCAGCCCAGGCCCCGGAGCGTGGTGATGAGATTCCACGCCAGCCGGCCGTAGAGCTCACCACCGGCGACGATGACGAGGCCACGGTAGTCGGCGACCGGCGGCAGCGGCGAGGCCGCAGCGGCGAGACGGTCAGCGAGGGCGGTGCGGAATGTCATGTGGAGCACCAATTCCGAGACTGTAGCCAAACTGGTTCAGCCATTTCTGCCGTTTCTCGCACCCGCAATCCTCGATCCCGACAACCCGAGCCACGAGCGAGACGCGACCTTTCGTAATGCCGACCGTAGCAAAAGCGTAGGCCACAAGGTCGCCTAGCCCTTTTTGATCTTCCATAGATAGTTCGGGACCGTATTGGCCGGGATTGTGATTTCCTCGCCCTCCGCAAGCGCCTGCTCTTTGTCCTGCGACAACACTAGCGTGTCGTTGATTCCGGCGAGCTGTCGCTTGACTACGTCTTGTTCTCCAACGCTCGTCATCTCGCCCCAGGTGACAACGGTGGACCCTCTGCCTATCACGAGGTATTTCTTGAAGTTCGCTGGCTCAGGGCCTGGGCCGGGCCATGTGAGCCATCGTCTCACTTGCGCGTCTACGGTCGTCGGCCACTCTCTTTCACGGTCTTCGTAGTGGAGATTTGCCTCCAGGACAAACGCAACATTCAGAGACAGCACTAACTCGCCAAGCGTGGCCGTGCCTAACTGCGTGAACACTTTTGTGGCACGGGACGCACTCAATCGGGACATCGACTTAGTGGCAGACACCGTGCCTTGCAACATTCTGATTTGCAGCTTTTCGTCATTTGCAGGGCCGTCATAAGTGGCCGTGGGAATTCTGTTCCAAAACCCGTTTTGCCAGTGCGGAGGCTCGACTTCTAGCTCGACGGTCGGATCCAAGAAAGATCCCGTCCCGACAATCAGCCCTTTTTCGTCAACTTGCGCCTGCGTCCAGAGCTCGTCGTGCGTGTAGGCGTTTTGCCACACGTTGAACATGGTGTTGAATTCATAGTCGTCAACGTCTGGAGGCACCTTGGCTACTGGCGACTCGTTCGGCAATCCAGATTGCCAGTAGAGTCCATCTAATTGCTCGCCACCTTCCTCCATGTTTTGGACGTAGGGCCACGTCGGCACGGGATACACGATCATCTCGCCGTCGATGCTGTCGCCGCAGTACCAGTTGTTCTGCGCGAGCGCGTGCCCATCAAGCTGAGCAATGAATTGCAATGGCGAGGTATTGAGCGCAAGGATTCCAGGCAAAGAGAAGTAAATAACGTCCCTCCATTCCTCGGGTAACGTGTCGTGCCCCGAGATTGGAAAGTTTATTTCCGGTTCGCCGCCGTCCCGGAAATAAGGTCCCCAATACACTGCGTCTTGCGCAATCTCATTGCCATCCCCATCGCAGGGCACGAGCCGCACCTCGAGCGACGTGATGTCTCCGTCGCAACGGATCGCAGATGCGTGCTTCTGCGGCCCAGACGGGTAGCCGCATCCGCTGACGAACCCTGGCGGGCATGGGTCAATGGTGGTGCCCAAGCCCCAAAACGAACTGCGGTCCGCCGGGCTGGTCATCGCCGGAACTTCCGGCACGAACCCAGCATCGCCGATAGGCCGGTATCGGCCGAGTCCCGTCACGTTCTCGTCGGCGTCCTCGAGCTCGACCGCCTCTGGACCCTGGTTGCTTTGCAAAAACACACCGCCAGACACTTCCAAAGACACGCGTCCAGGCAATGCTGTCGCAGATCGCATTTCAGTCACGCTCGCCACGCCGCCGATGGATTGCACAGACGAAGAAACGTCGATCAGCGTCGGCGACGGAACATCGTCGGCCATCAGCCATGAGGCCCGCGCGGCCAACTGGCAAGGGTCTGCGGTGTCGTCGTCTGCGACCAGGCCGCCATCGGGCGCGAACGTCAACAAGAAGAACGCCCGCGGTTGCTGGGCAACGCCCCACGTTACGGAGTATTCGCGGCCGGGCGTCACTTCGGTCGCCGTAAACGTGGCACCTACGGAGTCGCCGTTTTTCGTTAGCGACATTGCCGCGGCGATGGTGGCCTCGATCGTGTCGTCTCCAGCCGGCACGACCGTGCGATCAAACACGATCGTGGCAGTTGCGACAGGACTGCTTATTGGAGCGAGTAGTTGCTTGCTCTTGCGGACAAAAGCCGCCGGAAATTGTTGCCCTTGCGATTCGCCAGGTAGCAGCAACGTCGCCACCGGGCCTACGCGATTGCCTGGCTGCAGTCTTGGCCATGCCTTGTAGGTATGCGTCGTCGTCGGCTCGTGGGGCCTGTTGCCAGCGCGATCAAACACCGCATTGTGGTTGTACACCGTGACCGTGTGCGTCCCTGGCCAGCCTGGCAACTGAAGAGCATTGGCCTGCGCAATAGCGCTGCCAAGAATAGGCTCGGTTCCGTACAGCGTCACCCTGTGCAGTATTGGATCAAAGCCAATGTAGATGTCGTCCCATGCTGCAAACCCAACGCCCGGCTTTCGGGCGTCTACCACAAACGCGGAAAAATCCTTCGTGAATGTTGCGGCTCGCCAGCGTGCGCCGAAAAACCACCCGTTCGGCCAATTTCCGGCACCGCTGCCTTCGCCAGTCACGCCGTGATACAGATTGCGTGGATCGTCGCTGGCTTCGTCCACGACTGACACGACTAGGTAGCTGCCGTCTTCAAGCGTGGCAGAGTCGGATGCTGCCTCGGTGGGGCGAACTGTCGGGCTCATCGCAACGTCGCCGTCCCGGTACAGCGTCACCCGCTGGCCGAGGAGCTTCTTGACGGGCTTGTCCGTGTAGCCAGGCAGCGCGTCGCTTGAGCGTGTCGGCTTGAATTCGACGCCGGCGTGCGAACTAGCGGACATTTGCGGCGGGTCGCCAATGGACGCCGTCACGCACAGTCCGCTGGCCTCAGTCGGCTGCTCAGTCACGATCATGCGGTGCGAGTAGCCGCCGTAATGAAGTCGCGTATCATCGCCTACTGCAATGATTGTGGTTGAGTAGTAAGCGACTTCCGGTAGCGGCCTGCCTTCCCACCAAACGTCCGTGTACCCTAAGTCTTGGTATATTGGATCATCCTCACCCTCTGCGATCCACTGGCTAACTCCAGGAGGTCTAGTAACCAGCTCGCCCCATTCCTCTATGCCGTCGCGCGGCAATGAATCCAGTTCCGGCAGCGAAGCGCTTGGGTTGAAAAATGGAGGAATCTCAAACAGGCTTATCGCGTATCGGTTTTCGTCGCTGTCGCTATTGACTGGACGAACATTGAGTAGCGAATACATGTCTTCCGGCAGATTGACTGTGCCAACCGTGACGCTTGATTCAGCCACGGCTCCTGATGGCATGGTGACGCGAGCACTGCCCACGTCGTGCGCCAAATCTTGACCGACTAGGATTCCGCCTGTTTGTGGGGCCACGTCGCCATTGACTTCCAGCGTCGCCGGAAAGAAATCGGCATACGGCTGAAACGCAGTCGGCCCAAACGACACAAGTTCTACGCTGCCGTCCGTGGCAACGTAGGCAGTGCCGCCCAGCGGAGACGACACCACGAGCGGCTCGCAATTCAGCGACTGCGGATCCCACTCCGGGTGGACGTAGCCAGTGTCAGTCGCCTCGAGCGGCGCGCGAACGAGCTCGATCCACTGGCAGCAGCAGCGGCAAGAGTTGTTGCGGCGCGGCATTATAGCGCCCCGACGGCAAACTTGTGCTCTCCGGTCCCGGACTCTTTCCAGAGCAGCTGCACCGGCCCGCAACTTGCCGATTGCAACTGCGTCCGGTCTGAGTCCTTGACTACGGCATATCCGTGGTCGGCGCTTAGGACGTGAACGACACACGCAAAAGCACCGCCGATCGCCGCCGCACCAATCTTGCCACTAGCTATCGGTTCCATTGCCACCACGAACGTGTTGCGGTGCGACTGAGTTGTCGGAGTGGTGCCTTGCAGGATCGGTTCTGACGCAAACGACCTGGCCCGCGCCGACGCTGGATCACTGCCGTCTAATGTGCCGTCAGATGGGTCGATGGCAATTCCTGAAATCCCCAAGACGCCAAGCCACGGCACGTCCGAACCGCTCGTGTTTCTCACGAGCACGGAATTGTAAGAATTGGTTGTTGGTGCAGGGCTGCCTGCGATCTGTCCATACCGCTGCCCCAGCACAATGTCTGCCGCATCCTGAGCGCGGTTCCACGCCCGGGCCGAGATCGCCGACTTCAGCGACTGCCCCTGCTCGATGCGTCCGTCCTGGCGAGGCATTAGCCACCGACTCCAGTGCCAATGCCGAGGTCGGCGAAGTTGGCGTCACGGTACACCCGATTCACGTAGACGTGCTTTGGCACCTTGACGAGCGTGGAGTCAGAGACGTCGTCCTCGTACCGCACCCACAGGTACTCGTGGCCCTTTTTCTCAATGCCACTGATGTTGCCAACGGTGAGTGCCGGCAGCGTCTGCCCAGCACCTGCGTTCGGGCTGGCAAGAAACTTGTACGTCAGGCTCCACGGTCCGTCGCCTTTTTCTGCGTCCCACTCGTGCGATCCCGACGCACCAAGAAACAACACCTCGCCAGCCGGGAACGTACGGAACGCAGCGTTATTGACCGTGCCTGTGACACGAGACAATGCATAAATGTAGGCAGTGGTGACGTATGCAGCCGGCACGTCGTAGCTCTCCGTCCACTGCAACGCCGGAATGACCACGTCCACGCCCTGAACGGAATTGCCGTCCACGCCGATGATGCCCGACATATCTGGCGCAGGGTCTTGACCACCAGCTGGGTAGCGACGCTGCCCAGTATCTGGCGGAACGGCGATTGCCTGCGTCATGTGCGACGTCTGGCCGCTGGTGTCAAACGACCGGCTGCGGCGGAACCCGTTGCCGCTGCCGTCACCGCCGCCGCCACTGTCGCCACTCGGATCCTCGGCACCTTCCTTGACGTAGGTAGCCTCGAGCTGCCACGCCTCATCGCCGAGATATTCCAGCGTGTAGTGGTCGAGGTGCAGCTGGTTCTGAGGCTGTCCGGGGTATTGCCAGAACAGGTATTGCGACCACAGCGTCTGGTCGATGTCGGCGTGTATGGCCAAGTCGTCGGACGAGCCGAAGATCTTCCACGACTTTTTGTAGTTGCTGGTCGCCTTGCGTCCCTTGCGGACTATGGATGCGGACCGGCTCGACTGGTCTTCGACCCAAGTGAAGGTAGGCATTAGGGCGTCACGGCTCCTGCATCATCGTTCCGGGTGTTGTTCTCAATCTTGTTGAGGGTGTCGAGTTGTTTCTGGGCCATCGACTGCCCAAAGCTCATGCCACCGACGGCATCGGCAGAGAACGTTCCGGCGACCTCGGACTGGCTTTGCGTCGCGCCGGCGGCTGCGCTGGTCACGGCAGCAGGATCCACCCTATTGGCGGCGGTGCCCATGGAACTGTTGGCCACGCCGATCCGCTCGGCGGCATCATCCAGAGCCTCCTCCAGGTTGGCCTGCTGCGTGGACGTCAGCCGGCCATTCTGCGACAGGGCCTCAAACTCGCCGTAGTAGTCCCGCAGCTGGTCTGCCGTCGTGGCCCCCTCGATGTCCTTGAGCAGGGCGGCATATTGCTCGCCCATGACGCGGTTGTTGCTAGCGGCCCGCGCCGCAGACGCGCCGTTCTGTTCGGCCGCCTGGGTTGCGGCACGACGCTCGTCGGCTCGGCGGCGGTTCTCTTCTTCGCGGCCTGCAGCCGTTTCGTCGGCGTTGCGGTTCATCTCGTCGATGCGTGCCTGCGTATCGCGGGCCGTCTCGGCGTTTTGCTCTGCGGCCCGTTGCGTGCGGCCTTCAGCGCCGGGCCGCTGTTGGTCTCGCTCGCGATCACGGGCCGACATCTCGCTATCGACCTTCTCGTTCTCCTTCGCCAGGTCATACCCATCGACAATGAACGACTGCACCCAATTCCACGACTTGCGAACGGCTGCCACCATGGCATCGAACGCCGCCATCACGCCGTTGACGAGGTTGTCCACCACGCCCAGCACGACAGCGCCGATGGTGTTTGCACCTTGCACCAGGCCGCTCCACATGGCTTCCCACGTCGTGGCGATGCCCGTGCCGGCGTAGGTGAACGTGTTCTGAAACAGGGCCACCCACGAATCGACGTGGCCCATGAGCTCTTCCGTGCCACGCATCCATCCGGCTTGTAGTCCGGCCCACAGGATGTCCATCGCACCAGCCAGGTCGCCGGCGGCTATGGCGTCGTACATGCCCGCAAACGTCGTGGATGCAATGGCCGACAGGTCCTGCAGCGTTGTGCCACTGGTGGCCACGGCGGCGGTCAATCCCGCTACGCCCGCCACAATCAAACCCAGTGGCGACAACACGACCGCCATGCCACCGGCCACGAGCTGCAACGCCAGTCCGATACCAAGGATGGCCGCCCCGGTGCCCGTGAAGATGGCAATGCCCTTAGCGACCGCTGTCACCAACTCTTGGTTCTTGCTGACGAACTGGGCGAAGCCGTTGATCACTGGCAAGACTGCTTGACCCAGGGCAATAAGAGATGGGCCAATCGCGTCAGAAACCACGATGGCCAGCCGCTCGAGGGCGGCGTACAACTCAGCAGCAGTTCCCGACAGCCCGCTCGACATGATTCCAAACTTGTCGCCGACTGTGGCCGCTCCGGCCATGCCGTCCTGCATCGCCTGGAATCCTTCCACGCCTGCAGACGTCAGCACGGCTGCGGCCCGGATTGCGTCTTGACCGAAGATGCGGCGAAAGATGTCGTCCTTGGCCGCCTGGTCCATGCCGACCATGGCATCATTCAGCGTGCCAATAATTTGCACGAGCGGCTTCATCGTGCCGTCGGCATTTCGGAACGACTGAACGTTGAGCCCGAGCTGCTGCAACGCCCCAACGGCATCGTCGGCCGGAGCCATCAGCCGCATCAGCATCGTCTTGAGAGACGTGCCTGCATCGCTGCCCTTGATGCCAGCGTTTGCCAAAACGGCCAGGGCCGTGGCCGTGTCTTGGATGCTTTGGTTGGCCAGGCCAGCGACTGCCGACACCTGGGAAAACGCCATGGCGATTCCCTGGATGCTCGTTGATGACGCATCGGCCGCAGCCGACAGCGTGTTTGCCGCTACATCGCCGCTGATCTTGAACACGTTCATGGCGTCGGCCATCACGACCGCCGCATCGGCCACCGACAGCCCGCCGACCTTGGCAAAGGCGATGGCTGCCTTGCCAGCACCACCGAGCACGTCCTCCAGGCTCATGCCCGCCTTGAGCAATTCAAGGAAACCGGCGGCGGCCTCCGTGGGCCCGATGCCCATGGCCTGCGACATGGCCATGGCGGCCTTTCGCACTTGGTCAAGGTCCGAGGCAGTGGCACCGGTAGACGCCTGGACGTTCAGCAACACGTCCTGGAACCGAGCGCCAGCGACTGACGCCGCAATAAACGGAGCGCCGAGAGCAGCACCAACACCCATCATCCGGGTGCCGACCGATGCCATGGATTGGCCGATCTTGCCAATCTCTTTCTGCACTCGGTTCAGCGCAGAAAAAAACTGCCGGGCATCCGCCCCGATCTCGACAAACACACCGCCTTGGCGAATCCGACCGGCACTCACGTTTTCACCTCATGCCAGTTGGGTCCGAGCAGCTTGGCGATTTCTTCAGGCGTGGCCTGGCGGGCGGGCTTCTTCTTGGCGAACGGATGGAACTTCGACGGCTCTTGGGCGGGCTTGTTCTTGTCTCGGTGCAGGTTGGCGAGCGTGCAGATCAGGTTTGCCGTGTGCCACCAGTCGTGCTCTAAGCGGCTTTGGCGGGCGGCGATGAGTTGTCGGAGAGTCCACTTTCCGGGGTGGACTCCGAGGATTCCGGCGGCTTCCCAGATGGCATCCCAGGTAGATCCGCCGCCGTGATCCCCGCCAGCCCGGCCTCGGCCCTGTCCATCAGTTCGACGGACATTTCGTCCATCTTGGCTGCGAGCAGGCCGACCATCTTTCGCAGCCGCAGGGGGAAAAAATCGACGAGCTCCTGCTCCAAGGCTCGGGCCGCCGCATCAAGCGCGTCGCCTCGCAGGCCCTCAAGGAACTCTTCCTTCGTCAGCTTTTTCTCCTCCACCTGCTTGATCAGCATGGCGTAGAGGATTTCGCCAATCTTGGCGAACTGGCCCCGCAACACCTGGAACGTCTGGCTGATCGTGCCGACGTTGACCAGGTCGAACGGCTCGCTCCTGCGGCGGCCGGTGGTCGCGCCGTTGTCGTCGAGCTCGTCCGTCTCGACGGTCACCATGTCCCGCACTCGGATGGCCGAGGCCACCGTCAGTGCCAGCCGCCACGGGCGGCCTTCGTCGTCCTTGAACTCTTTCATCGCAGCCCCTCTCGGGTTCGCCGCGCTTCCACCGTGAATGTAGCCACGCCGTCAATCGAATCGTTTTCCGACACGCCAGTCACGACAGCCGGGAACGACCAGCCGCCCGCACCGCCCGAGACGGTGATCTGCGTGCCTTGCTCGAGGGCCGTGATAAGGCCAGCGGCGTCGGCTGAATCGTTGAACTCGATCGACACCGACTGCTCGTAGCCGGTCGTGTAGACCGTCGAGTAACGGCTGCCGAACTCCTCGACCTCGATCGTGCGGGCCGAAGAGGAGAACGTGACGTTCCGCGCACTGGCGACGTTTCCGCCGGCCGAGACGGTGCAGTCTTTGCCGAGGGTGATCGCCACGGGATCAGCCCCGCCGGCAGGTGACGGTGTACGTGACCGCTCCGTCGATGGCAGCGTTCTCCACGACGTTCATCACGAGGAAGCTGCTGGTCGGCGTGTTGCTCTCCAGGGCTGCGATCAGCCCCGTGGCGTCGTGGCACTCGATCTCCCACGTCTCCGACTTGAACCCAGCGTCAAACGCCCGATAGCCCGGGTTGCCGGTGGTGCCGCCCTTGTTGGTGCGGTTGGTGACGTCGATGACCTCCACCTCCTCGGTGAACGTCGCCGAGATGATGTCGGTGCCGAACGGAGGAGCGGATGCGTCCTTGCCGAGAGCAATGGCCATGGATCGTGGTTCCTTTCGTCAGGTCTGAGTCTTGAAGCGGGAAGCCGACACCGTGAACGTCTGGATGCCGTCGATCGGCTCGCCGCGAGCAATGTTGGTCACGACGTACTCGATCCCGTTGTTGGTGGCGAGTCCCGTGTCGGTCAGCGTGAACGAGGCCCCGATATTGACGCCCGGGGACTCGACGCACTCCACCTCGATCGTCTGCTCGATGAGGGCCTTCTTGAACTTGCGAAAGCCGGCCGAGCCGTCTGCAAACGAGGTCACGTCGATCTCGTTGGCGGTGTTGTTGAGCGTGATCGTGCGGGCACCGGTGAGCCCGGTGATCGTGACGTCTTTGCCCAGCGTGATGGCCATGAGCCTCTCCGAGTGTGCGGGGGTGTGCTGCCGAGGATAGGACGCTTGGCAGGGCCGCCGCAGGGGGTGTGGCCCGGGCTAGCCGGCCTTGCGGAGCGTGTTGCGGAACCGCTCACGGATGCGGGCCACGACCTTCTGTACGCCGGCGGCCCCCTGCATGTAGGGCCGGGCCGGGTAGCGGGCCGTCTTCGTGATCGAGGTGGCTTCCCAGTTGCGTCCGCTTCGCAGCGGCTTGTTGGACCAGATTAGGCCGCCGTACTCGTACTTGCGACCGACCCGCTGCCGTGCGAGAAAACGCCCTCTGGAATCACGGCCGCCGTTTTGGCCTCGGGCCTGACGCTCCAAAAACGCCGCGCGCGCCGCGCCGACCCCGATGCGGTACGCACGCAGCACGAGCGACCCGCCGAACTCGTGGAGCCGCGCCAGCCAATGGGCATTCTCCGCACCGATCACGATGCTTTTGCGGCCGTCGTCCCAGATATCACGGATGTCACGGTAGGCAAACCGCTTGGGTGCCCACGACTTGATTGGCTTGCCAGCCGGCCGTGGCTTGCCACTGCCCATCATGGTCAGGTCTTGGTAGAGACCGCCGACGAACTCCACGATGGCACCTGCCTTGACCGCCTTGCGCCCGGCTTTTGTTCGTGCCGGTGCCACCTGCCCGATGCCACGCTTGGCAGCTTCTTTGACGTCCAATCCAGCCTTTCGCAATGCTTCGTAGTTGGCACGGGCCAGTTGCTTCCGCACTCTGGCCGTGTCGAAGTATTGCCGTTTCATCCTGGCCTTCAGCACCAGGCGAGCCTGCGTTGCTGCCGACCGTGGCCGTGCCATCAGCGAAACGTCCGGTAGGTGACCGTGATGACCGCCCGCCAGACGTTGCGTTCCTGGAGGGCATCGTCTGGGTTGATGTCGATCGTGATCGCCTGCGGGCTGGTCACGCCCGTGGGGAACTGCACCGCGCCCCAGGAGTGGGCGAGGATCGTGTCTACGATCTCCTCGGCGAGCTCAAGCATCCCGTCGGCCAGGGCGTCGGTCGGCGCGTGGCGACCGACGAAGACGTTGACCGTGTAGTCGTGCTGGTGCCGAGTTCGATCCACCCGCTCGATCGTGTCCGAGCCTGGCGTCACGGCCACGACCGGGTCGGCCATGTCCTCGACGTCGTAGCTCGGCCAATTGACCCGCTGCACGGTCGGCTGCGTGGCCACGCTTGTAAACGTCGTGGCGTCGAGGCCATCAGCCAGAGCGTCGGCGAGGTCTTTGAGCATGGAACTCACGCCATCACCTCCAAGAGACGCTCCATGTTCGTGACGTTCGCCACGAGCCTCGGGTCGTCAGGGCATGATGCCAACGCTTGCCGGGCCAGGGTGAGGGCCTCGGGCCTGTTTCCGAGGTTCCAGGCGGCCACCGCCGCCAGGTCGTACGCCTTGCCTTTGGCCAGCGGATCCGTTGCGTGGGTGCTCGGCCACTCGGATGCGATGGCTTGCTGGGCAAACCCGTAGCACTGTTCCCACTCCTGCCGGCGGTAGTGGCACAGGGCGAGCTGCTGCCAGGCGTCGGGTTCGCCGATGGCCGCCTTAGCGGCAGCGTGCAGGTGCTGCTCCTCGCCCGTCAGCCGGTGCATGGCCCGGTAGGCATAGGCCCGTTCGGTCGCCTGCCCGTGGGGCATGGCGAGGTAGGCCGCAAACGTGGCCGCAGCCTCCGGGCAGCCGGCCCACTCCTCCTCCCGGGCCAGATACCAGAGCGGGCGAGGGTCGTGAGGAGCCTCCCGCACCGCCACCCGCAGGAGCTCGAGGTCCGTCTTGTGTTTCTTGCCCGTGTCACGGTGGTGGTGGATCTCCAGTCCCTCGGCGAACACCGCCACCTTTTCGCCGGCCCAGCACGTCAGGCCCTCGTGGGTCGCCTGGGACCAGCGGAACCCGTGTCGAGCGTGAACTCGGTCGGAGTGAAACCACAGGCCAGGCACGCCAGGAGCCTGCCACGACCAGACGTAGCGGTAGTGGAGGTTGTTGGTGCCGCCCGTCCACGCCCGCTCAATCGCTTGCCGCCAGCCGGGCTGAATCCGCTCGTCGAGGTCGAGCCGCACGCACACGTCCACGTCGGCCGGCAGGTGGTAGAGCGACAGGTTGTGAGCGTCGTCCCACCGCCACGGCACGACGTTGCCACGGGCCACGGTCACGCCAGCCGCCTCGAGGGCCTCCACCGTGCCGTCGGTGCTACCGGTGTCGGTGACCACCCGCACGTCGGCCTCCTGGCACGAGGCCGCCCAGTCGGCGACGTGCTTCGCCTCGTTGCGAGCCAAGGCGTAGACGCCGATCTTCACGACTGCCTCTCAAACACGATGAGCGTCTCGCCGGACGCGCCACCGCAGAACCGGCACGCCGGGTGGCACCGCGCCTTGCCGATGCCCACGCCGCATGCGACCGGCCGCCAGGCGAAACCGGGCGGCATCTGAATCCGGGCCGCGAGCAGCTCGGGCCGGCAGTCGATCTCAATGTCTTCGATGACAAACGCCCCGCTGGGGGCCACGAACGGAAGCAGCGTTTCCGCCGTCACGATCTGGTGCCAGTCCTCGTGCGACCCGTCGTCGATGATGAGGTCGAACGGCCCGCCGCCAGCGGCCTCCACGGCGGCCAGAAGCGACGCACCGCTGCCTTGGTCGGCGTAGTGGCACTGGATCCGCCCGGCCGTGAACAGCACCTCCCGGCGGATGTCGAGCCCGACGATCGTGGCAGACGGGAAGTATTCCTCCCACATGCGAAGCGAGCAGCCGGCGTTGACGCCGACCTCGAGCACCCGG